TCTCGATTGTGTTGTTTGCTGTTGTTTTTGTTGCCAAAATGTATGTCTGTAAAACATGCGGCTTTACTAAAGAATGTCATGGTTCTCCGTTCAAAGAATGTCTACTTTGTACTTACATTAACTGATAATGTGTGTGATGTCAACCTAAATGTTGAAGCCGTGTTCTTTGCGTTCTTTGTCTGCGGCTTCGTCCCACTTGGCACGTTCTGCCATTTCGTGTTCAATTTGGCGTGTCCAGCTAGGCATCTGACCATTTTCTTGTAATAGGTCATCTCTGATGTTTTGATTACGCTTTTCCAAGTTCAACACTCTTGTAAAACTATTTGTAACTGCGGCAGTGTAATATGCAAACGGATTTTGACTTTTAAGTTCATTGAACTGTAGTCCAATTTGCGATAGCTGTAGCAGTGCATGACTACGCATTTCATCTACATATGTGTAACCACGCCAGTTGCTGCGCATACTGTAGCGTTCACATAGTTTGATATACATTTTTGCTAGGTTATTAGTGATCTTGCCATGCTGTACATTAAAATGTCCGTTGTCAAACCCGCCATCCCAGTGACTGCGGAGTACTTCTTTAAGTTCTCCGTCCACATAAGCATAGTGTTTGAAAGGTGGGAAGTTACACTTTGCATGGTGATCTGCGGTAGTTTTAGGTTTGCTTTTTCTTCCAGGCTCTAGAGGTACATGATCAAATGTCATTAAACGAAACATAAGTGTGTGTTCTTCAATTGTAGCTGGATCAATTTTATATGTAATCTGTTTGGGTTTCTGACTAGCTTTGCCGTTGTTGTCGAACCAGTCCCAATATGCTGTTTCATATGCTTGTAAACTCAGCTGATGAGCTCTGCTTTCTTTAGCTAGTTGTATAAATTCAGGATTATTCACATCTGCAATGTCTTCGACAATTACATCAAATCTATTATATTCTTCGTCTAGACTGCTACAAAAACTAAGTTTACTTTTGTGTATTTCTTTGAGCATGTCCTTGTTGTTTAAATATTTTTGTCTTTTCATGGTATTTCCTTAAAATTAGTTATAGTATATGTTCGATAATTCAATTTGTCAATCAGTACGCACTTAATTCTGCTATAAATACATATATAGGAGAGTTTGATGAGATATACACATTTAACGGAAGATGTTGCAACTGATATTGCTGTTTTTTACGGCGGCAGGTTTCAGCCTATGCATAAAGGTCATCATAAAGTTTATATGGATCTAGTAGAACAGTTTGGCTCCTCTAACGTATTTATCGCTACTACAATAGCCAAGAATGCAACTCCTGAGAAAGACCCATTCAGCTACGAAGAAAAAACAGGGATTATGACAGAGATGTTTAGTATACCTGCTAAACAAATTGTTAAGACCAGTCCTTATAGACCGGATGTGAGTTTAACAGGCAAAGACCCAAATAACACTGCTATTGTATTGGTATTCAGTGCCAAAGATGCAGGACGTTTAAAAGGCGGCAACTATCTCAGAGATTATACTCCTGGTGCTGAAATGGTACCCAGTGATCAAGCAGGATACATATATGAAGTTCCGATACAAGAAGGTGGCATGAGTGCTACTGATTTTAGAACAGCAATGAAAAATGAAAAACTCAACGATAATCAAAAAATGATGAAGTTCAGAGAGTTTTTTGGAAGTATCAATGAAAACGTGTTTAATTTTATTAAGGATAAACTAAATGGCAATGCTAGCTGAAAACAAAACTAGATTAATGTTGCCCAAAGGTGCAGTTGGTTACTATGATAGTCCTTTGTTGGCTCCGTTACGAACTGCCAGCGGTGCAGGACTTGGTATAGTATTTCCTTATCAGCCTGATATTACATATAGTCAGAGTGTAAATTATAGTCCTTACGATCTAACACATACGAATTATACATATAATGCTTATAGAAACACACCATCTCCCGGTATACAACTTATGGCACAATTTGCTAGTGTTACACAAGAAGAAGCTGAATATACCTTAGCTGTACTACATTTTTTTAGAAGTGTGACAAAAATGTTTAGCGGCATGGGCGATATAGGTAACGTACCTGTAGCAGGCACACCACCTCCTGTTTTAAGATTTAGTAGTTTCGGATCGCAAGTATTAGGTGCACCACAAGCAATAAGTAGTACGTCTGGAATTAGAGTTGTTATTTCAAATTTTAGTACTACATTTGATAGTAACGTAGATCTCAAAGATGTAAACGGACAACAGATTCCTACAGTTATGAGCTTTGCAATTGATCTTATGGTTCAGAACACACCTGACAGGCAGAAGAATGAATATAGTACCGGACAATTTATTAATGGTAATGCATACACAGGAGGGTTTATCTGATGGCAACCCCTAAGTATAAACAAAGTAGTAATTATGCGAATACTGCTCTGAATAGAAAGTATTTGGAATTATATAATCCTACTGTTACTTCTAAAAATTTAAACTCAGCAAAACGAAAGCTAGTTATACAGCAAAAATATAATAGACGTCCTGACTTACTTGCACACGATTTATACGGTAATAGTAGACTATGGTGGATATTCGTACACTACAATAGAGATGCAATCAAAGACCCGATAATGGACTTTACCAGTGGAAAGATAATTGAAGTACCAAAAACATTCAATCCTTCGGGAGTTAATTAATGGCCGCAACAAATTTCTACGAAGAAAATATACTCAACAAATTTGCCAATTACACATATAATTGGAAGATTCATATGATACATCCTCAAGAAGCTACTAAATTTGATGATAATATAAAAGCAGATCGCACTATTGTATTAGCTGACAGCGGAGTTGAAACTGAAATCAACATCGACAGTGTTGAGCAGAATATGGTACTGGCATTCTCAAAAGCAGATAGAAATAGTGTGGCTAACCAATTTAATATACGCCTAGTGGAACCTGGTGGTGTTACACTGTTTAATAGAATACTATTTGCTGCTAGAAAGTTAGGTATTGAAAATCACTTAAAAGCATCATACTTGTTAGAACTTAACTTTAAAGGATATACCGACGATGGTGTAGCTGTTAGTAATATAATAGGACCATATTATTACAGTTGTATATTAACAGATTTAACTTTAGACTATAGAGACGGCGGGACTACGTATGTTGGGAATTTTATCGAAGTAGAAAATGATGCATACAGTAAAGTTAGTTTGCATTTGCCAACAGATATAGATGTAGAAGCTAGTACATATGGTGCATTTTTACTAGCATTTCAAGAAAAAGTTCAACAACAAGAATCAAACAGAGTAGCTGCTAGTACTTCTCAGATTTTTCCTAATAGATATGAATTTTTATTAGATCAAGAAGTTAGCCATTGGGGAGATTGGGAATTTGGCGCTACACAAGGCATAGACGATCAGACAGGCACTAGAGCAATAAGTGTTAGTGGTAACGGAACACTAAAATTTAATTTTCCACAAGGTACAAGTATTGTTGCAGCACTTGCTACTGCATTATATCAAACGACAGAATTTCAAAAGCTGCCTATATTCGACGGTAGTAGTGGTAAACAAAATCCTGAAGACGGGCAAGCTCGACCTGAAAAATTATCAAAACTTTCCAGCTGGATGAAACTCGCAACAGATGTTGCGTATCAGAACTATGATCCGTTACGTAAGCATTATCAAAAATTTATAAAGTATACAGTAGGACAATATATTACTCCAGAACTTATACACGATCCGGTGAGTTATCTAGAACTTTATAAAACCAAAACACTACAACAAGAAAGACTCAAAAACATTGTGCGCAATGGACTGTTAAGGAAAAAATTCGACTACACTTATACAGGTTTAAATACTGAAGTATTGAATCTAGATATACAACTTAACAATACCTACTATCAATTACAAGCACTAAACCACGGCGCTTTGCAATACAGCGATCAACTGTTTGCAAAAATAAATTCACAACTACAGCCGGTAGCCGATCAGATGGGAACGTTAAATGACATAACAGCAAAATTAAATACCGCTTTCGCTCAAAAAAGCAAATTAGAATTGGAACTTGGAAAACTTAGTGATCACCCATTGCATCGAAATCAATCCTTAGCCGATAGATTATTAAATGATATAGCTGTTATTGATGCAACAACAGAACGACTACGGCAAGAACAAGCTCGTATCATAGATGAAAGATCCGAACTAAGTGAACAATTCTTAGTAGATAATCAAATTACGCCTAGAATTCAACGTTTACAAAATAGATACATTACTCAAAGTGATGTAGTAAGTACTGCTGCTGTTGATAGAGCATTTGAAGAAGCAGATGATTTGCCATTAACTTTTATAGCAAATGCTGTTAATAGTAAAGCTACTGCTGGTCCTGACAAGGGAGATAGTGCAGGTACAGTTATGTTAGGCGCAGTTGAAATTAACCTTAATAGTTTAGCAGATCTGGCAACCATGATAATTACAGTTAGAGGTGATCCTTATTGGTTAGGCAAACCCAAAGGCGCAAGTAATAAAAATATTCAAAATAATGCTGAATATACCAGAGGAGGCAATAGCTTTTTCTTAGACTTAAATTTTCCAACTTATCCAGAAGATAATACAGGATTAGTAAACATACCAGAAAAAGATTTTGGTATAACAGGATTGTATAGAGTAACACAAGTGCAAGCAAGATACCAAGATGGACAATTTATAATGATGTTAGATACATTTAGAGATACTAATGCCAATGTTGGATTATTATTATCTGAGCTTACATCTGGTCAAATTGATCTCAATGAATATAATCAGCTTGCTGACAGATATGTTAATGAAGAACAAGGCGATGGCGGCAGCGAAGGATCAACTACCAGCACTCCGAGCGGTAGTGGAGTTGGCGAATTTGAAAACGGAACTGGATCTGGAGTAGTTACACAAGCGCAAAGCGGTATTAGAAATCAAGCAGTAGATCCCAGTGTGGTCAGGATACAAGAAACAGCTGGTATAAACAGTGGTGTAAATGTTGTTGTTACCAGTGGCGGTCAACCAAGCAGTGGCCCTAATAGAACAGGAAGTCACAGACACGATAACGGTATGGCAGCAGATGTTCAGTTATTTGTTCCAGGGAGATCGACACCATTGAATATCAACAACCCCAATGACTTACCCATAATACAAAACTTTATAAACCAAAGTCGTTTAGCGGGTGCAACTGGAATAGGCGCAGGCAACGGATACATGGGAGACGATACATTTCATATCGACCGTTCTTATCCAGAAAGAGGATATACACAATACTGGGGCGGCCCATTGGACAATGGTACGTTTAGATCTAGAAACGCACCAAAATGGTTAGCAGATATAGCACAAGGAAGAGCATAGTATGAGATACACAGGCAAAGACAGTGAAAGTACTGGCATTCCCGATAGATATTATCGAGGAGGTAGTGCTGGCGCAATTATGCAACTTAACGGTGTATTTGTTGCAAAAGTCGTAGCTATCAAAGATGATACATTCCAAGGCCACATTAATGTAGAACTAATAGGTCACCAAGTTATTACTGAAAAAGATAACGACGATGTTAGAAGACAATATCATCGAGTAAGACGCATGATGAATTTTGGCGGCTCGATACAAGACAATGGATATAGTAATCAGTACGGTATGATAACGCATCCTCCAGCTCCGGGCAGTGAAGTACTAGTTGCATTTACAGGCGCTGACCAGGAGGGATTCTTATTAGGCGTATTACCAGACGCCGGCAGAGCAGGCCAGATACCAGGTATACCCGCAAGCGAATTAGCAGAAGGTGGGCAAACAACTATCGGTCCTAGTTTAGATGCAGGTGTCGCTGTGTCAGATTCTACAGAAAAAGTCAGACACCCTGTATCGGATCAATTAGCAATACAAGGGCTTGGACTAGATAGTGTTAGAGGATTAACTAGTAGTGGATCTAGAAGAGAGTCTCCTATAAATTTGTTCGGGTTTCACACACCCGGCGGACATAGTTTTGTTATGGATGATGGTACCCGCAATGATGAGGATGTATTAGTTGCTGATAAAAATAGATCAGCAGGCGAAAATAAACTAATGCGCTGGAGAAGCAAAGGTGGCGCTCAGATATTAATAAATGATACTAGTAATATTGTATACATTGGCAATCACGACGGCACTAGTTGGATACAAATGAACTCTGCAGGCGACATTGATGTCTATAGTGAAAGCAGAATCAGTTTACATAGCGAAGATGATTTTAATTTATATGTAGGAGGCACGTTCAACTTAGATGCAGACAACATTAATATTAAATCAAGAGGATCAGAAGGTATCAAGATAGAAAATGCAACAGGCGAACTAAACGTACACAGTGCAAGAGATATAAAACTTACTACTGATATGAATGGACATATCAAAGCCAGGGGAAATGTTAGGATTAGTACTGATGGATTAATCGATCTTAACGGCCCGCCTGCAACTGCTGCTACAAAAACAGTAACTCAAAATTTAACAAGTAATACAACTGTTAAGAAAAGTATTGCTGGCAGAGTACCAGAACATGAGCCGTGGGGCGGACACACAGAAGAACAAAGTAATATAGCCGTACAAGCACCAGGTAGTATAACAAATAAAACTGCCAAAGACTATGACTTAAACAAACTACAAAGTAATAAATCTCATAGTTACGACGAAATAAAGCCACAAAATGTAAACACTAATAAACATAGTGGACTTGGTTCTGTAGAACCAGACGGTCATAAGATGTTAAATCCGAGAACCGGAAGAGGTTGGCTCAGAGGTCGGGGAGGTTCTTTGTAATGTTAACTGAAGTTCCTGAATACTTCCGCACAGTGTGGACAGACTATGTTGTAAAAGATGACACTATGTATGACACCTTAATAGATATTACTACAATAGGTGCGAGCGAATCTGTCAGAAGTGTTGCGTTAAATTTTAGTAGATATAATGCTTATGACACCGCAGGATATGGCGAAAGTAATTTCGCAAACGGTGTAACAGAACAACAAGCATACAATGACTGGATATTACAATGGGAAAATGAAAACAGCAAAGTTTTAAAATCAATATCTAATTTAGATATTTTAAAAATTACACAGAATCAATATGATGCTATTGTGCTGTTTAACTGGACAACCGGGAATGTTTACACAGTAGCATCTCCTGAAGGTCATTATGATTTAAGATCTGTTATACAGAATAAAAACTGGGATAGTGTTGCAGACATGATGTCTAGAAGTACGATCAACAAAGAAAAATCTGTTCTCTGCGCAAAATTATTAAGACTAGCAGATTATGATTCATTCAAAGACAGGATATGGCTTAGGACACAAGGTATCCATGACATGCGTAAGAAAAACGAATTAAGATTACTAGATAGTCAACAATTACGTTTTGCTCGTTTTGCATATTTTGCAGAAACTGGCGATTTTCTACCTTATACGCCAGAAGGGATTAAACGAGATATTGTTAAAAAGTATAACGATACACTTGTACAACAGAGATTTGAATCAGACGGCAACACTACACAATTTAAACTTACTCAAGCTCCGAGTGTATATCCTGTTGAAAAAATAAAAGTATTGGTAAATGGACAACAGATTCAGTTGTATTATGATTATACCGTAGATAATAAGACACTAACTATCACACATCCCCTTACAAGTGGTGATTTAATAGATATTACTATTAAAATATAAACTGAGTAGTTAATTTTGCTATAAATAGTAGTATGGCAACATATTATGGATATAGTACAATCGACACAGTTATAGCTAGCAAAACACTGGTAGACTCAGAACTTGCTAAACGTGACCTAATGAATCATTTTTACACTCGTCGGGGTGAGAGAGTGCAGAACCCAGAGTTTGGAAGTATACTGCATGAACTAGTTTTTGAACCTCTTGACAGTGAAACAGAATCGGCAGCATTAGATGATGTCAATCGTATTATTAATAACGATCCTAGATGGATTGCATTAGAAACATTATTAAGTAAACCCAATGATCATACTTTACAAATTAAAGTAAGATTAAGGTATGACGACACCGGAACAGCAGAAGAGCTGTTCTTAACATATGTAGGCGAGATAGCATAATGGCACAGGGCGCAAGACAGAGCAGTTTATTTGCTGCGGAAGATTTTAGTGTTGTATACGAAAGTTTTAGCGAAGCTAATTTTCAAGCATACGATTTTGAAACTATACGTAACAGCATGGTTGATTACATCAACAACAACTATCCAGAAAATTTCAATGACTGGATTAGTTCAAGTGAGTTTGTAAGTTTAATTGAACTTATGGCTTTTTTAGGTCATAATTTAGCATTCAGAGCAGATTTAGCAAGCAGAGAGAATTATTTAAGTACAGCAGAACGCAGAGAAAGCGCCCTACGTATTGCTGATTTCTTAGGTTATACTCCTACTAGAAATATTGTTGCTAGTGGTTATTTAAAAGTAGATAGTATTACAACTGATGAAACAATTTATGATGTCAATGGTGTTAGTCTTGCAAACACTACACTACAGTTTGAAGACTTGGTAGACCCAGACACTTATCAAAATTTTATCACAGTAATGAATGCAATTTTTCAAAGTACAAGTCAGTTTG